TATTGAAATGGTTGATTTTGAAGTAGAAGGGGAAAATCATTATTTTTCTACTTTAGATACAAATTTACTAAAAAAAGATGATAATGTCAATACTAATTTTGATACTGTTAATAATCAGCCTTTTTATTTAATTAACCAGAATTGCTATGTTGGATTTGAAGAATTGACGAACCACCCAACTCCTAATGTATATTTAAAATTAATGTCTTGTAATAGAACATCAAATCCAAAAATATTTAGAAAATATAGAGCAACTTGCAATCCATCTGGACCAGGCCATTCTTGGGTAAAAGCTCGTTTTATAGATCAAGGTCCTCCAGAAAAAATAATTTATGATGAATTTGGACAAACAAGAACTTATATTAAATCCGATTTATCTGAAAACAAAGCAATGGAAATTGCTGATCCAATGTATCTGTCAAAATTGATGGCTATGACCCAAGACAATAAAATGTTAAGGGATGCCTGGGTATTTGGATCATGGGATTTAGTGACTGGTGGATTTTTTACAGATATATGGGACCCAAGAATTCATGTTTTACCAACTTTTAAAATTCCATCATCATGGCCTGTGTATAGAAGTTTTGACTGGGGTTCTTCCAAACCTTGGTCAGTTACTTATGGAGCAGAAGCAAATGGAGAACAACCTATTGGATTGGAAGGAAAAATCCCTTATATTCCTAAAGGATCAGTAATTATAATAAATGAAATTTATGGATGGAATGGAAAAGCAAATGAGGGAGATAGAGCAACTTCTCAAGAAATTGCAGAAAGAGTAATTCAGGTTGACAATAATATTTTAACCGAATATAAATTAGATGGTAAAGTTCGTCCGGGACCTGCTGATACTTCCATTTGGGAAGTAAGAGATGGAACTTCTATTGCACATAATTTAAGAAAGTTTGGATGTCATTGGACAAAAGCATATAAAGGTTCTGGTTCCCGTGTTTCTGGATGGGCTTTGTTAAGACAAATGCTTGGTGCCGCAAAACGAGGAGATTTAGAAACTCCACATTTATATTTTTTTGAACAGGCACACCATCATATAAGAACATTGCCCATTATGCAGAGAGATAAAGTGAAACCTGAAGACATTGATTCCAGTTTAGAAGATCATGCGGTAGATGGGTGCAGATATCTCTTGTCCAGAAAATTATATACATTAAAACAAAGAGCAGTTAAAAATTAAAAAGGAGAACAATATGCCATTACCAATTTATACCACTGTAAATACTGAACACCCAGATTACCAAAATAAAACGGAGTCTTGGGCAAGAATAAGAGATTGTCTTGATGGAGAAGAAGTGATAAAAGATAAGGGAGAAAAATATCTTCCACGTCCTTCTGGAATGTCAGGAGAATTTGCAAGTGCTTATGATGGATATATTGAAAGGGCACATTTTCCTTTAATTGTCCCTTATGCTTTGTCTGGAGCTTTAGGTGTTATTATTACAAAACTTCCAGAATTTAATGTTCCCTCACAATTAAAATATATTTTAACCACTGCAACAAAAGATGGAAAATCCTTACAACAATTATTCACTGATATGATTGTGGAAATTTTTCAAACAGGAAAATCTCCAATTATGGTGGATATCAGTCCAGATAAAAATGAATTCCGTTTTGTCCATTATAAAGCAGAGGATTTAATAAATTGGAAAACTGCTGTTGTGGGTTCCGAAAAAGATTTAACTCTTGCAGTTTTAAAAGAAGCTATTCCCGCAACCGAAGATATTTTTTCTCATGAAGTGGATACTATTTACCGTGTTTTGATAAAAAATGAAAAAAATCAATACACAACTAAATTAATTAAAGATGGTAATGTAATGGAAAATTCTGAGAAGACCCCAAGTTTTATGGGAAAACCTTCAAATAAAATTCCATTATTTTTGGCTGGATCAATTAACAATAGTTTTGATCCCCAACCTGTCCCTCTTTTAGCAGTTGCAAATTGTTCCATTCAAATTTATCGAAAAGAAGCAGACTTAGCAAATTCCGAATATTTGTCTTGTAATCCAACTTTATGTATTGTTGGAGCTTCTAATGATGATGAATTGCCAAACGTTGTGGGAAGTTCTGTAATGATTGTTCTTCCAAATGAAGCAGCAAGAATTTTTTACACGGAAACTGATACGGCAGCTTTACAGCATGTCAGTTCTCATATTGAAAAATTATATGAAGAAGCAATTCGTCATGGTGTTGCAATTTTGGATGCTCGTAAAGGCGTAGAAGCTGCTGAAGCTTTAAGAATTAGACAAGCTACTCAATCAGCTTCAATATACTCTATTTATTTATCGGCTATGACAGCGATTTTAACGGCTTTAAAAGAGATTTGCAAGTGGGCTGGCTATAATGCTGAAGAAGTAACTGTAGACGCTCCTAATTCACTAAATCAGGGCTTACCTGACTCTGGATTATTGAAAGAAATTATTAATGGATATATTTCACAAGCAGTTCCACTTCCATCAATTCACAGATACTTAGTTTATTCTGGATTGTTGGATCAAAAAATAGGGTATGAAGAATATGTAAAATTATTGGAGGAGGATAAAGCAAACAAAGCAGAAGAAGTTCAAAAGAATCTTAATTTATTGAAGAAAAAATCCAATGAGGAAAAAGATCCGAATTTGGAAGAAGAAGTAACAGTATAGTCCCCTGTGGGGAAAACAATTAACTCTTGAGGAGAAAAAAATGCCAGATTTTAGTTTTATTACCGATGTAGATGTAAGAACAAAAGCGGAAGCCACTTATGCAAAAGACATGGAGATTTTACAAGCCTCTATTGATGCAAAGATTTTGGAAGCAACAACTGGATTGAAAGTGAAAAATGATGAATTGCTTTCAGAAAAGAAAAAAATTCAATCAACTTTGAAGAATTTTGAAAATATTGATCCTGCTGCGGCAAGAGAAGCTTTAAAATTTTTGGAAGAAAATGAAGATGCAAAACTTATTAAAGAAGGGAAAATTGAAGAACTTCTTGATAAAAAAACAACTTCTATGCGTACACAGCATGAAGAATTGGTAAATGCTTTGCAAACCAATCTTTCCGAAAAAGAAAAAGCAGCACAGATTTATAAAGAAAAATATGAAACAAAGGTCATTGAAGATAATCTCCGTGAAGTTGCTTTAGCTGCTGGAGTTCGTCCTGAAGCTCTTACTGATATTACATTAAGAGGGAGAAATATTTTTTCTTTGGATGATAAATACCAATTAGAGGCAAGAACTGCTGATGGAAAATTAGCAAAAACAGCCGATGATAAGGTTTTGAATCCTGTAAATTGGTTAGAGGGTTTAAAAAAGACATCTCCGCATTATTGGCCTCAATCAGAAGGTGCTGGTGCTTTTTCTCATGGAAGAATCTCAGAGTATAATGAAGCTCTTGCTAATGCTGCTGAAAAGGGAGATATGGCATCTTTTAGAAAATTGAGAGCAGCAAGAGGAAAATAAAAATATTTTAAAATATTTTAAAATAAATGTATTTTTCTGTTGACTTGTTAAAAAATATACTTTAAATTAAATTATCCAATAAAAGGTGATTCTGAGAATTGCCACAATTTTTTGACCCAGAGGGTCAGTGTAAATTTTAATTAGTTCCAAATAAAAGATTTCACCGACCCTCTAACTTTAAGTTACGACGGTGAAAAATAAAACCGAAACTTAAAGGAGAAAAAAATGGCAAATGTTTTTGAACACCCGAGTATTATAGCAATGGAAGCTTTGGCACATTTGGAGGACGCTCTTGTAATGGTTCCTTTGTGTGCAAAAGATTTAACCTCTGATTTTAACACCAAATCTGAAGGCTGGAAAAAAGGAGACACTATCTCCTTTAAAACTAATGGAGAATACTCTGTATCCGACTTTTCTTCTTCTATTAGTGTTCAGCCGATTTCTGCGTCTACCAGAAGTCTTGCAATTGAAAAACATTATGATATTTCTGTGGAAGTTACTGCCAGAGAACAGGCGTTAGAACTGGATTCTTTCATTGCACAGGTTATTAAACCTGCTGCTTACAAATTGGCTGAAAAAGTAGATACTTATGTTGGAACTAAACTTCTGGAAGCACATGGACTGTATGTTTCTGACTCTCTGATGGCCTCCGCTTCAGATATGGCATTGGCTCGTAAAGCTGCCATTTATCAGCAACTAAGTTCCAATAGATTTTGTGTACTTGATTCAGAAGTTGAAGCTGCCCTTCTTGGACAGACTTGGTTCAACCAGTCACAGACTCGTGGAGCAGAAGGTCTATCCACTCTTAGAACTGGTCAAATGGGCAGTTCCATGGGAATGGATTTCTTCTCATCTCTTGCCTTTCCGACAAGTGCAAGTAATATCACTCCTGGAACATTTGCATCAACCACAAATAACACAGGAACTACCAACCTAATTGGTCTTTCTGCATTGACTGTGGATGCTGCTGGTTCTGCATTGACACTTAAAGTTGGTGATAGACTCCAGGTTGCTGGTGTTAGACGTCCTCTTGTTGTTAAGACCGCAGTTCCAGATTGTACTTCAACAACCTCTATTGCTCTGGTTGATCCTATTACAGAAATTATTCCTGATGGAGCAGCCGTTACTGTTATTGGTACTGGTAAAACTACACTTAAATATCACGGCATAATCATGGATGATAGATGTCTTGGTGTAGCTTTCCCGATGCTTGATAAACCGGAAGATAGAGTTGCTGCTGTTGTTTCCAACAACGGAGTTAGCATCCGAATAGTAAAAGGTTATGATTTGACATACAAGAAAACAACCCTGTCTATGGACCTTCTTGTTGGTGCCTTTGCTCTTGATCCTCGTAGAATGACTCTTTTGGGTGAATATTAAAATATAATTTAAAACAAGGCTGGTTCCTTTTTTGGAACCAGCACTTTATCTGAAAGGAAAAATTTATGCAAGTGTATAATAAAAATGGGAAAGAAATAACGTGTGATACTGATCAATGGCCCATTTTGAAAAATCTTGGCTACACGGAATTTCCCCCTACAAAAGAAGATGTTGAAGATGCTACTCCTAAAAAAGTAGTTTTCAAAAAAAAGATCGTTACTGAGGAATAAAGGTAATACATGGCTTTAAATGCTACCATAGGGGCTACTACTTCCAATTCTTACGTTACTTTAGCAGAAGCGGAGGCTTATTTTGAGGATCGGTTCTTCGCTTCTGCTTGGGTGGCTTTAACAGATATTGTGAAAGAACAATTATTAGTTTCTTGCTCCCAAATGTTAGATTGGTATTTAAAGTGGAAAGGTACAAAAACATCCACTACCCAATTTATGTTATGGCCCAGGGAAGGTGCATTAAGGGCTGATGGAGAAGAAATAGAGGATGATATAATTCCTCCAGAATTAAAAGTAGCAGTTTATGAATTGGTAATTTCTTCTATTGCTGCCGATAGAATGGAAGATGATCCTTTAGCTGGATTAGGAAGTGTTAAAGTTGGACCTCTTACAGTTATGGCAGGTCCAGAAAAACCAAATCAAACAACAAAAAAAGCAATACCAGAAAAAATAAGAATGATTTTAAAAGATATTACATCAGGAAGTGGTGGAGTAGTTCGACTGTTAAGAGCGTAAAAAGGAAAGTATGACCGCACTATATGAAAGTCTTGCAGGAATTGCCAATCAAGTATTAACTACTTATGGACAATCTCTTGTTATTTCTAATATTGTGACTGGTGCTTATGATCCTGCAACTGGAACAAGTTCTACCACAGTTACCACACAAACTGGAACTGGTGCAATATTTGAATATGAGAATGAAAATATTGATGGTGTCTTAATACAAAAAGGAGATAAACAAGTTATTTTATCTCCTGTTGGAATTACTGCTCCAAAATTAAATGATGTAATAAATATTGGTGGAATTTCTCATACAATTATAAATGTGGGAACAATAAGTCCGGCTGGAACAATTTGTCTTTATGATTTGAATGTGAGAGTATAAATGCAAACTACCATCAATATAGATAAAATCATGAATACCGTTACAAACAAAGCCGATCTTCTGGTAAAAAGAGTTGTTGAAGAAGTAATGGATGCTATTCATGAAATTCCTGTTCCTATTGGTGATCCTTCTTTGTGGAAACGTCCTAATAATGCTCCTCCAGGATATGTTGGTGGTCATTTTAAAAAAAATTGGCAATTGAAGATTGATAGTGAAAGCATTTCTGAAATTGAGGGACATGACTATCAAGGAGTTTTGGAAAATGAAAAAGCCAAGATTCCAACAAAAGCTGCAAATGTTAAATATTATTATTATGCAAATCCAACTCCCTATGCGTATGATTTGGAATATGGAAGATATGGAGTTCCACACAGTTCACAGGCTCCAAATGGAATGGTAAGATTGACAGCACAAGAATTTCCTTCTATTGTTCAAAAAGTTTTACAGGAGTTAAAATGAGTCTTGTTACCATTCGCTCTTTACTGGAACAAAGATTAAATGGGATAACTCCTGCTATTTCGTATGCTTGGGAAAATAGTCCTTTTACACCTGTAAATGGAATTCCTTACGCTAAAATATTTTTACTTTCTTCTACTCCGGAAAATCCCACTTTAGGGGATGGATTTTATCGTGAAAATGGAATTTTTCAAGTATCTTTACTTTATCCCTTATCTGTTGGATCATCTACGGCAGCTACAAGAGCAGAATTAATAAGAACTACTTTTAAACGTGGAACTTCCATGATAAGTGGTAATATAACAGTTAGAATTCCAAAAACCCCTAAAATAGGACAGGGAGTTGTAGACACTGACAGATGGCATGTTCCTGTTAGTATCCCTTTCTTTGTGGATATAATAAGTTAATAAAAACATAATAAAACATAATAACCATTTAATTAAAGGAAAAATATTATGGCGATAGCAAGTGGAATAGCAAAAAAGGTAGTTTTCGCTCCTGTAGCAACTCAGGGGGTCTTGCCAATTGTTGGATTAGGAACTGCAACTTATATGCGGCGTGTTTCCAGTGATATGTCTTTAACAAAAGAAACATATTCCAGTAATGAAATTAATGCCAATATGCAGGTTAGTGATTTTAGGCATGGTGTTAAATTTGTAGAAGGTACTATTTCTGGTGAATTAAGTCCTGGA